AACGATACCCGCAAGCGAGATATAGAACAATCCAAAAAGATCGCTCAGCGCGTTGATGCGCTCCACTGACAACAACGGGGTCATCAACAACCCCGTAAAACCGACCACGGCAACCAATGCGGCAGTTGCCATACGACGCTGGGCTCGCAAACGACGCTCATAAATCATGAGCTCATGCTCACTCACTTTGCCATCGCCATCGAGGTCGGCAGGGTTGGTCATACCTACTTAACTCCGCGGAACTTTATCCCACGCAAAGCAGCACCACCACCACGAGACACCCCGCGATTACTGGCACGGTTGCTTGTTGCATCCAAAGTGGCAGAGTTTCGTGCCGCCGTTTTGCCTTTGACCATACCGCCTTTAGCCATCTTTTTGTGCTCGCTATCATCCATGAGAGTGCCGTCTGGCATGTAGTGCTTACCTTTTGGAGCTTTTTTCTTGGGTTTACCGCCGCGAGCCATCTTTTCACGATCGTCATCTTCAGTCTCCATCATTAGCATGGGCGCAGGCATACCTTCCATGTCACCGATGGTGATTTCTACCTCGAGTTCGCCCATATCCTTCATTGATTTCTTTTTAGCCATATCAGCCTCCGCGATTAAACTGGTTCTGTTGCTGGCGTTGCAGTGCAATGCGCGCCCGCATCTGCGCGATATCCTCTTGGGACTGAATGCGCTCACGCCCAAGCTGGATATTTTCCTGCCTGTTCGTTGCATCCATCTGCAACCGTTGCTGATCCAACTGGTTATCCATCTGCATCTCTTGCTCCTTGAGCGCCAGCTCTTGTTGCTTGATCTGCACCAGTGGGTCTTCTTGCGGGGCAGGCGGTTGCTGTTGCTGGAACTCAGCAACCAACTGGGCCTGTATCTGCGCCACCATGTTTTCCAACTGCTCAGGCGGCATCTGCTGTGCCTGCGGGTTCTGCATGGCCTGCACACGGGCCTTGAGGCCAATGTGCTCGTAAATGTGCTTTTCCAGCGTCAACAACACGGGCGGTTGCATCTGGGCCACTTTGCTGTTCATATACGCCAAATGGACTGCAATGTGGGCATCGTGGTCCTGCTCGGGGAACGCCTGCATAGTCCCCTGACCTGCCGCCGCCTTGCTGGCCTCTTGGTTCTCGGTACTTGGGTCCTTTGGCTCGGGTTGCGGGTCGGCTTTAAGGATTTGTTCGATGTTCTGCACACCCAACGCCTCGTAAACGCGGCGGTAAGCCTCGTGCAAGTTGTGCATTTCGGGCGCGGCTTGGGCCAATTTCAGTTGTTCCTGCGCCAACACCACCCGTTGCGACATACTGAAGATATTTGGGTCACTAACGGGCAAAATATCCACGCGGGCATCAAAATCGCTCGCCTTAACCTGCTGGTCAACCCCTACCTGATACGGGTACGGGCGCGGATCCTCCGCAAACAACTTGGCAAGCATCTTGAGTTCCAGCTTCAAGCTGGCGTGCATGCGCTTATGCACCGCGCTGACAATCCGTGCGCCGCGCTCAAGCAATGCGATAGTGGTGCCCACGGGCATTTCCTGCCGCCCGTCACCAACACCCATATCCGTGCTACCGATAAAGCGTTGCGCGGCCTCGACAACAAAGCCCATGAGCTGGAACAGTGTGGCACTGGGCTCCTTGTAGGGCAACGGCATCAAACTGGTCCGCAAATCGCCTCCGGGAACGTCCACATCGCGGAACTCTCCGGGCTGAAGCGGGTTACCCTCGTCCGCAATCCGCAAACCGCGTGCTTTGAAGCCCGCAGGCATGTTGCTCAGCGTGCCAGCGTCAATAAGTTGCCGCAAATTAGCCGTAGCCGTGCGGCTGAGGTTCCCAAGCAGGTGGATAAGGCCAAAACCGTAAAAACCGAGTCCGGGAGTGAACTTATACTGAACAAAATGCGGGATTTTTGACTTAGTGCCGTCATCTTGGCGGAAATTACGCCGAATGCTCAGCACCTCGGACGTATCTTTGCACACCGTTACCACATAAGGGAGCTTGATACCTGTTTCTACACCCTCTGCATCCACATCGGGGTACTCAGAAAGGTCCAAGTAGCAGTGGCATTCGTACAAAGTGAACACTTCGTCAGTATTTGAAGGCTGTTTGCCCTCAATTTTGTCGTAAGCCTCGTCAATTTGGTCCGCATTTTCTTCATCGGTGCCTTTTACGTCAATATCGCGGTAAAAACCCGACACTTGGAGCTTGCGTAGCTCGTTTTGAGTCAGTTTGAAGGCATGTGTTACCCGCTCAGCGGTCCGCAAATCGGTGGCGCTGTACGGTACGATCACATCTTCCGCAGGAATGAACTTGCTAACGGGCCTACCGAGCGCATCATCGCGGTAGATTTTCTTAAACGCACTGCCCGCCAAGCCCAAGTAGTACAACATCTGGTCATACTCAGGCTCAAACTCCTCCATTTCGTACATGATTGCATAGTTCATGTAGTCCTGGACGCGGCGCGCCTGCGCTTCCACCTCCGGAGTGGGCAACCCTACGATATTCGCCCGCACTGGCCCCGTGCTAGGCAACATCTCCTTGTACGCCCCAGCCTGAAACTGCGTCACCGCCTCGTTCAAAATAGGGTGGATCACGCCCGTTGCGCCATCAAACGGCTCGGTGCGCTCCTCGTACCGCATACCCAACAAGCTCAAGCCCTTGGTATACGTCTCTTTCCAATCTTCGCGGCTGTTATCGTCTTCCTCGACGCTGTCCAGCACATACGCGCTCACACCCATCAGGGTGTCGTCGCTTACTAGGTCGGCAAGGTTGTCGTAAAAATCGGCAGGCTCAATTCCCAAAGGCGCTTCATCGTCGGGGCCAAACAGCACCTCGGCACCGCCATCATCCTCGGGGAGTACTTCTACGTTGAAAAATGCGTCTTCTTGGTTAGCAAGCTCGTTCTCGGCTTCGCTAAAAACGTCTTCAGGTGCCTGCAACAGTGCGCGGTCTACATTACTTGGGCGTGGTGTGAGTGCCATCAGTAGTATATCCTTTGTCTTGGGGTAGCTTCTTCATCCTCGTAGTCTTCGGGGTGTCGAATAAAGCCTCCCTCACGAAACCGCCTAAGCGCCTGCGTCACCGTATCGACGTAGTCGTCATGCTCGCCAGCGGGGAACGCCGCACACTCTTCAATCACCTCTTCGGCCCAGCGGGTATCTGGTGCCCATACTAACCCAGATTCAAGTATTGGCGCAATTGAATTCACGCGAGTGAACTTGTCATTACCACGGCTCGGGCTGTAATTGGTCACGGGTATACCCATCTGCCGCAACTCCTGCGTCAGCGGCATACCACTGGCCTTTGCTTCAATCAACACGCACTCGGGGTCCCAATACTTGTACTCCTCAAGGGCTATCCGTCTCAACTCAGGAAAGTCCCATCGGCCACGCTCCGCGTTCAACAGAATAATGTTCGGCGGTGCACCATCATACTCGTAAAAAACACCCCATGTGGTTATGGCGCTATAGTCCGCATTAGACTGCTTACTAAACGCGGTATCGTAACTCTGCATAATGTATTCTAAACGCGGTAAGTCATCCTTCTCCCACTTTTTCCACCAATCGCGCTTAAGGATAGCCGACTGCTCACTCGTGGGGTTCTGTTGCCACTGCGCCTCCCACTTGCCAATGGACAAACTGCCCTTAACCGCAAGCAAATCTTCCTTCTTCCAAAACTCAGGCCACAACGGCTCGTTGCTATCGGGCATCAACGCGGGGAACTCAACCACCTCCCACTTATCCGCCAAAATATCGCGCCCCTGCTGGCGGATCAACTTACCCGTCAAATCGTTCTCGGCCCAGCGCGTCATAATAATGACAATAGCACCTCCAGGTTGCAAACGCTGGCGCGGTCCAGACGTATACCACTCATACGCATGCTCCAACGCCGTAGGGCTCAAGGCATCCTGCTCACTGTGCGGATCATCGATAATCAGCAAATCCGCACCACGGCCCGTCACCGCACCACCTACACCCGCCGCAAAATACTCACCGCCCTTAGCAGTCTCCCAACGGCCCGCCGCTTGGC